AAACTTTAGAATTATAAAATTTTTCCAAATCATCAATATCATTTATATGTCCTAAAGAATGTTGTTGACTCATACAGCACAACACAACATCTCCACTAGGACAAACGTAAAGACCCACGAATGGAACTTTACACCATAATTTAGTCATTTAAACTCCGTTAAGTAAGACCACCTAAATCTGTACCAGATGAAATTATATCACTTTCGTACTCTAACTTACCTGTTGTCGCATTGAATTTCAATAACTTTCCATCTGCTTTATCAGTATCATCAACGTCATCTAATCTATTAAGTAAAACTTCACCACTACCAGAGCCAGACATATCCATTGATGCTATTTTTTGAGAGATATTTGTCCTAAATCTATCAAACTCTGCTCTTAAATCAATACTTTTTTCAACTTGCTCATTAAATTGCTCTTTAGGTAAATGTTCTTTAATCATTCTTGTCACTCTTTCTTCAACATATTTTATTTCTCTTCTCATTCCATTTATCATGTTATAAAATTCATTTGCATCTATTAATCCAGCTTTTTGTAATGTATTATTAACCTCTTCTTGCTGTTTTTGTTTTGTGATTTCTTTCATCTTTTCAATGTAATCACGATAGACTTTTGCCTCTGCGGTTTTACCCATCTCCTTAGCTCGTTGTTCCATTGCAACTGCAGCTTGAACTTTATGTGCATGAGTCTTGCCAGAGTTTTCTATTTTTCTTATACTAGCCCTTGCAGTTTCAACATCTTTAAATCCCAATCCATGAATAGTTCCCTTTGGATTTTCATCTGTATATAAATCTGAGTGTTTTTTAGAACCTGCAGGTTGACCTGGTTTTCTTGGAATTCTTGGATTAGATTTTTCTGGTAAACCTATTCTAGAAAACATTTTTGTTTTAGGTAAACTTTTTTCTTTTTTAACATCAACACCAAGTAGTTTTGATAATCTATTTGACATACTCTTTCCTTAATTATCTACTTTTGCACCAGCACGCCATTGGAAACAACTCCAATATCTCGCTTTTGTTTTAGGACCTGGGTCATCACAATTGTGTCTTGCACGAAAACTTTTTCTTGCAGCTGGGTCATCACGATTAATACCCATGTTAGGGTCTCCAAAAGTTACTTTAACTATATTATCTTTTTCATTCTTTACATAGACTCCAAATTTTTTAGTGCTACCTGTTGGCAATCTAAAGGGGTCGTTTAATTTAACTTTACGACCTTGATATTCTGACTCTGTAATTACATGATCATAACAAGAACAATCTTCTTTTACATCAGCGGCCAACATATCTTGAGTAGTTCGTTTCCCTTTAACTTTGTACACACTCGGGTCTCTATAAATTATTTTTCCTGATTTTCTTTTTACTGGCACTCTAAGATTTGAGAATTTTTTATCTTTTCTGAAATATGCCTTTTCTTCTTTTTTTTCTTTTTTGTCTTTTGTATCTAGATAGGCTGCGATTGCCATATCTCTAATCTTCTTATCTGATTTACCTTTAAACTGTGGTGCATCTGATTTTCTAAAGTCATCTATGTAATCACCAGCGTCTGCATCTTTACCAAGTTTCTCATTTATCTTTGAGGTATCAGTTGCCATAAAAGGCCCTCGTCTTAATGCTTTAAATGATATATTGGTTTCGTTACCAAACAATTCTTTTGGGTGGATAATTTTAAATGTAACCATTTCAGTAGAGTTGTTAATCTTCTTCAACTCCATATCTATTTCTTTATGAACTTTACCTTTAAATTTTAAACCATGTGCAGTTACAAGTTTCTGAACTTTACCTTGAGAAACTGCTTGTTTTGCTCTTTCTCCAAACATCTGTTTATACTTCTGTGTATGTTTAGATGGTTTTGTTTTTCCCTTTGCATCGCCTGGTGCTGGTTTATATGCAGCTGGATTGTCATCATCCATTTTTGCACCTTTTCTAAAATGGGCAGCCCTAGCATCTTTTGTTTTTTTCTTGACACCAGAATAGTATTTTGCTGGTTGTGTGCCTGGGTCATCTTCTACGTCTTTGTCTTGTTTTACTTTTCTTAGTTCGTGCAACCATGCTTTATGAACTTTTCCCTCATCATCTGCATATGCAACATAATTTGTTCCTTTATTTACTATTGTTCCAATAATATCATTTGCTTCAACTAAATCTCCAACATTCCATATCTGGTTTGTGACGTATAAATCTCTAATTACTTGATAGTCATCAGGTTCAATTTCTTCTTTGATACCCATGTATCTACGAACATCACGAAACAATGTTCTGCCATCTCTGAATGTTTTTGGTAATCCTTTGAGAAAATTTGTGACATCATTTTCACTTGCGGCCGCTCTCATCTTTGATGCAGACATTCCACTAACACCCTCTGCATCTGGGTCTCTTTCTCCAGCAGATACAACATTTATCTCATCAAAATCATAATATCCATGTCTACCATTTACTTTATTGTATTTTTTTATTAGACTATCAAATTCTTTGACTCTATCTGAACCAACAACCATAGTTACTGAAGTATATCCTTTGTTATATAAACTTACTACAATCTCAAAAACTGTTTTCTCTTTACTTGCCATGATATTTTTTGCATATCTTGGAAACATCTTTCTCATATATGCAACTTTAAGTGAGTGTGGTAGTGGGTCTTTTTTAGGATTTTGTGAATGTGATGGATAGATAAACATATCAGTTCCACTTGAGTTTCTTACAAGTGCTGATAATAATTTTTCGTGTCCTATTGTTGGTGGATTGAATCTTCCAAAAGTGAAAGAGGCAAACTTCTTAGCCTCTGTTAATTCTTTGAATTTTTTCATTTATCCCATGCCTTTATAGCTGTAAAGTTATTAAAACTAAATTCCATTCTATCTACTAATTTTACTGCATTACCGCCTACTCTGTCAATAGCAACATATCCCTCTGGGTTAGTCACTTTAAATCCATTAGCAGTTTTAATAAAAGTATCTGTTAACTGTTTAACACTATTTAGTTTTCTAACGATTTGCATCTTCGCATCTATCACATGATTTTGAAACCTTAAAACTTGTTCAAGATTTCTTGTATGTTTTTTCATTTCTATAACATATTGTTTTTGTATATTCTCATATTTCTTTTTGGCTGCAGGTGTTTTTACTTTATCAATTTGTTTCTGAATTGTTTCTTTTACCCAATCTACATAACCCATTGCGTGTTGTTTTGGATTTTTAATTGGAGCTCCAATTCTTACTTTACTATTTGTATATGTTTTTAATGTTGCACCTACAAGAACACCTGTCATACTATCTTGTAATTTTAAAAACTGTCGTAACATAGGACCACTAATCGTTTGAAATGTCCTACCTGTATCTGATAATGTTTTTGTAATACTTTCTGTTTCTCTCACACTAAAGGTTGCTCTACCTGACACATCTTTATAACTCGCATCATCCATCCAAACAGTAGATGGTTTTTTCAAAGAAGATACATTAACTCCAAAAGATGCTTTCATTGTAGGTAAAGTTTTGCCTGTATATGTTGTATGCCAGACAACACCAATGTTTGCTCTTTTAATTAATTTAGCAAAATCTGAACGTACAGGTACAGCGTAAACAATAGTGTTAGGTTGAAAAGTAATAAAATCAGCCCCGTCAATAGTAGTGCTTTCAGTATCATCAGTAAACATGAGGTCACCTTGAATAACACCCTTGATGCCCAGTTTTGAGAACTCTTGTAATGCAATTTTGAATTTTGAATTAAGTTCGCCTGATAAGTCATTATCAATATCCTTATTTGTTTTATATAATTTTGGATTAACATTAAAGACAGATTTTTTTGCAACAAAAAATTTGCCATCTTCTGGGTCTATTCCAGCAAATATTGCTGGAGCCCCATCCCATTTTACGGTCATGTTAACAGAACTTCTAGAACTACCTGCCAACATATCTCTTAATGATTGTAAGAAATTAATTGCAGCCCTACCTCCGTCAACTCCATAGTTGAGAATTTCATCTTCTAAATGTTCTAGGTGTAAATTTTTACCACCTTTATCTTCGTATAAATAAATCATTTACTTATACCATTGTATTTTACTGCAAGACCAGTTGGATATTGACCTAACTTCTTTTGACCAGCATTACCAGATTTATTTGAACGAATAGACATTAACATTACAACTTTTTCATTTACAGATTTTAATTCTAGTAACCATTCTTGTTTTGATTTTCCTTTTGTTGCTTTTATAAATTGAACTTGTGGTAAGAAAACTCCTAATTCATCTCTATCAGTTATCTCTTTATAATCATAACCAACTGCTTTTATAACAATAGTAGGAACATCTGGTGCATCTCTAAGTATCGCTGATTTTATATATTGTAAACTTTTATTTCTATCTTTATTAAAAAGATTAACAATACCAGTTCTCATAATTTCTAACATGGTATCATAATCTTTTTCATATCCACGATTATTTGTTTTGTCATATGCAACTAAAAGTTTTTGGGTTATTGATTTATCTTTATGTCTACCAGTTTTACCACCATCGAAATTATTAATTGAAGGCATACCAACAATTTTTGAATATACTTGTGTATATGCAGTTTGTCTTAATGTTTGCAAATCTTTATCTTCATTAAAGAACTTCCAAACTGGTCTAACATATGTGTTGAGTTGTGGTTCTTTAGATTTTTTTTTACCAGCTTTTAAACTGACACCTAAAAACTGCATATTAGAACGACCACCAAATTTTATAAATACATCGCCTGGATGATTACCAGGCACACCAGCTGGTTTTGAACTTGGTCTATATCCCCAATAAACTTGTTCTATAGGTTTACTTTTACTTGTGTCATAAAGATACTTGGTTATTGCAATCGCATTACTCATTTTTTCTTCATACTTTGAAGATGATTCTGCATTATTTATTGTTTCTTTTGCAGATTCTTTATCTTTTGAGTGTATACAATTCATTTTATTAACATCAATTGACATTAAATATTCCATAAAGTCTTGTACAGACTTTGGATTATAATTTGTTTCAAATGCAATACAAGGGAATAATTCTGTAATACTAGAATTTAGTGTGGTTTCTTGCATACCACCAGAAAGTGGTTTAACTTCTATTCTAAACTTCTGTCCATTATGTGTACCAGAAATTGGGTCAACACTAGAAGAACTACTGATGATTGAAGCTTGAACACCTGCATGAGTCAACTTTCTTAAAATTTCATCTCTATCGTTATCTCTATCACTAGATTTTACTGTAATAACAACTGTTTTAGATGTGCTTTTTTTAGTATTAATTTCGTGAGTATAACCATTTAAAACTTCATCTGGTAAGTCTACTTGCTCAGATAAAGTTGAGGCAATTGATTTTGCTTCATACAAATTTTGAACCTTATCAAAAGAATTTGTAAACTTTATCGGTGTGCCTCTTGTCTGTTCTACAAGAGTTCTTATGAATGTGGACATTCAATTACTCCATTAATTTTATAAGTATTTATTCATGCATAATTCTTAAAAATGGGGGAATACAATCTTCTCCAAATGTTGGCGATTGATTTTGCAAACTAATCCAAATTTCAGCCTCTTCTTGAGAACGAAAGTCACGAATCCTCTGATTAATATCATTGTCAACAGCGATGTATGGCCAGTCCATAGACGTTTCATCTATGTCTAGATAGTATTTAAACTTTGAGATTAGAGAACTTTTCATATCTTGATCCTATCGTTGTTTTATCAAATGTTGGTATATCTTCTTCCTCTTGGCCTGTATCAACTAAATCTTCTTGGGCACTTAGGTCTACATCATACAACTTCATTTTTGATCTGTCAACCCCTAAAACAAATCTTTTATTAACTGTAGGATCATTATATCTATTCTTTAATTGTTTGACTAGTATTTGATTTAAATCTTCCATCTCTTCTGTGGATATTAAAGCAAACATAAAGTCAGCAGTTGCAGGCAAACCAAAACTCTCAGAAGTATCTTCTAATCCAATATCTGATGATATGAATCCACTTCTAGTAGTTTGTGTTGCAGAAACAATAGGTAGTTTATATTCTACTGCAAGTCCTCTTAACTCTTCTGCAATAGATTTTATAATAGTATATGTATTGATATTACTCCCACCTTTGAATCTACTAGATGTACATATATTTAGATAGTCTATGAAAATAATATCTGGTTTGAAATCTCTTTTTATAGATAATTCTTGTAATAATGCACGAAAATGATTTGCATGAGCAGAGGCCGTTGGATATTCTTTTACGATTAGTTTGCCATTAGTCTTTTTCATAATCTTAGCAATCTTATCTTCATACATTTTCTTTGGTAAATTATGCAAATCTTCCATAGAGATATTCATAAGGTTTGCATCTATTCTTTCTGCAATCCTTTCTTCTGCCATCTCCAAAGTTATATACAAAACATTCTTACCTTGAGATAAACAGTTTGCAGCCAGATGACACATAAACAAAGATTTACCAACACCAGTTCCAGCAAGACAAATATTTAAAGTCTTTTGTGGTAATCCACCTTTTGTTATCTTGTTGAAAAACTCAAGGTCAAAAGGTATTCGTTTTTCTACTTTATGAAGAAAGTCAAATCTTTCATTCGCATCATCTATATAATCATGACCGACACGATTATCAAAACTCACACCAAGTGCCTCTGTTAAAAGAGATGGTAATGCATCTGGGTTTCTTTTCTTATCTTTTCCCTCAATGATTTGAATACCATCAACGATTGCATTATAGATAGCTCTATCTTTACAAAACTTTTCTGTTGTATCAAGAAGCCAATTATCATCAATCTCTTCTTTTTCAAAAGATTCTATGTTACTTTGTATTGATTTAAATTGTTCATCTGTTAAATCTTTTCTATTTTCTATCTCCACAGACAAAGATGTTTTAGACGGCACTTTATTATACTTGGAGATAAACTTTTCTATCTCTTGAAATAAAACTTTGTCTTGTAAATTTTGAAAGTAAAAATCTTTTAGAAAAGGTAAAACTCTTCTGGCGTAATCCTCATTCCAAATGAGGTTCTGTAGTATTGTTCGTTCCATGCTCATCTATTAGTTTTGTTAATATATCACCTATGATATCAAAAAATTCATCTTTAAATTGATGTCTAGGTATTCCGTTATTCTCTATTATATCAAATTCAAATTGTAATGTCAACTTATCATTTTCTTCTTTTGGTATAATTTTTCCATACTTGTAAATAACACCTGCAAATCTACCTGATTTAATTCCTATGCAAGTATGGTCGTGTTTTGGTGATTCTACAAAGGTATATTCAACTGTCATTTATATCATTAAAGTTGCCAAATCACATAAAGCCATTCTATGTAATCCGTTCACAACTCTTGCTCCAAACTTTTTTGTGTATTTATTTTCTTCTTTAAATAAAACATAATTACTATGAGATTTCACACAATCAAATTTACTCTCTAAGTAATGTCTTGTATCAAGCCAATCATCAACATACGATTGTTGTTTAGGTAAAAGTTTTGGAATTACAAGTTCAGAAACTTTTGAAGTGACATATGGTTGTCTGTAATATTGTAATGTTTCTGTTATCTCTTCATTTGCAACAGCAAATCCAACTCTTAACCCTGCAACACTTAACGACTTAGATAAACTTTTTACCTTTATTAAATTAGATGTATTTTGATGTAATAAACTTACCTCTGGTGAAAAATCTGTATATACTTCATCATGTATAACATATTTAAATCTATCTGTCAAGTTTTTTGTGTCATAAATTTTACCATTGTTTCCATTAGGATTTGAAATGTATATAGCTGCATTTTTATCGTATATATTTTCTATGTGTTCTATTGATTCATATACTTTACCATACCATTGACAATAAATTTCAAACATACGATAAGATGGTTCAACAACATAATATTTTTTAACTGGTAATATTCTAACAAGTCTATCTAATAAATCTGATGCTCCTATCCCTACTGAAACACGATTAATATCTAAGTTGTATTCTGAACAAACTGCTTCGTAAATTTTATAGTCATTCGCATAATCGTGAATATCAGCATTAACTAATATGTCTTGAATATCTTTTATGAGGTGATAATGATAAGGTACGTTTTGAGATAAATCAATAGACGCTGTTGACTCTCTCGGCACTCTCCAATCCAAATCTCTCTTTCCATAAATCAACGCTTTGTTCTCCCATCAAAATTCCATTTACATTACAATTTGCACAAGATTCTAATTCTTGTCTTTTACCCTCTATGAGTTTTTTTCTAACATCTAAAAAACTTTTGTCATTCCAAATATCTGAAACATCTCTTTGATGTATGTTTCCAAAAGTCTTTTGTTTTCTTGACCAATCATTTTCACAAAGTAAAATATCTCCGTTCCAATCTACGACCATTTTATAAGTTGTAATATAACAAGGTCGTGCAATCTCTTGTTGGCCTAATATCCCACCTCTATTATTGTGTAAATATTTTTTATAATCACCTGTTCCATCATCATACTTATCTCTAATTCTATATGGTATTCCACAATCTTTTACTATTTCTTTTGTTTTTTTAACTTGTTCCTCACCATCATAACAATCTATCATTATAGAATCTACACCTAAATCTTTTATTAATATTCTTCCACTTAAAATTCTATCTCCGTTTGTTATTAGCTCTGTATGAAAAGGACTAAATTGTTTAATAATCTTTTTTATTTTAGGATTAAGTAATGGTTCTCCAAAACCACAAATACTAATAATACCATTATACCCTGCATTAAATAATTGTTCTGACAATACAGAAGCAGTTTTAACAGACATATTTAAGTTTCTGTTTGGATAAATCTCTGGGTCATATCTAGGACAAAAACTACAAGCTCTGTTACATAATTCTGTTGGGTTTATTTCTACTTCTGTGACACCTAAAAGTTTTTGATTATCTCTATTTCCAAGACTATGAACATATTCTCTGTATTGTATATGTTTCATGCAATATACTGTAGATAACTCCCAAGAATATATTTTGGTTTATCTATTGGTTTTTCACCAGAATGTAACCAAGGCCAGAGTGGTGGAAACATTAACATTGACCCTTTTTTACATTTTGTATTTAAATCTAGTTGTGGAAAACTTGTGCTTCCACCTTCATTATCATTTAAATATAAAAAGAAAACTAAAAATCTTCTGCAATTGTTTATATCTGAAACATCAACATGAGCTTCAAATCTATCTATTCCATCTGGCAAGTATCTTTTCATACGAAAAGATTCATAAGCATATTTCGTGGGCCATTGATTTTTTATATTACAAGACTCGGCATAATTCACTACGGCTTGATTAAATTTTTGTGATATGTATTTAACTTCATTTTTCCACTCATCATATTTAAATAATTCTAATTGAGTAAACTGAGAACCACCATTAGATACTCTTTGATGTTGTATTGGAACATCTTCAAACTTTTTTATCATTGCATCACATAAAGAATCTTCTATTACGTTATCAAAAACTCGTATGTAATTATCCATAAGTAAACTCCTTTTTCGCACATTCCTCAAGCTTATTCATTACTTCCTCTGTGAAATATTTTTCTGGGTCATCATTGATAGATTTTCCAAACACTTTTGTTCCGTCTGGTAATTCGTATCGTGTAGATACTTTTTTAAATATCTCATATTTTTCTGCAAGGTCTAGTAAGCCATAATATTTATCTAGTCCTTTTTTATATGCAAGTCTAACATCAACTATCTTATTCTCTTGTGTTAGTCTTGATTTATAATTTTTACAATGAATAATATTACCTACGACTTCTGTTCCTACTTTATCTTTTTTCTTTGATAGAAAAACAATAGATGAAGCTGCATATTTTAATCCACTTCCACCACCCATTTCTTTTGTTGGAAACATAGAACCCATAGAATCATAGGTGTGATTTGTCACGACTAAAGGTATCTTTGCTTTTCCTAATTTTAATGTTAGGACACGAAATGCAGCTTTTAGAATTTGAGCTCTTGTCATATCTCTTGTTTCTTTACCTTCAGCAGTATCTTCAACTTCTTTTGTAGTTGATAACATACCAAGAGAGTCAAGACACAAAAACATAGGTCTGCGAATATCTACGTCTTGTTGCATATATCTATCACAAACTTTCAATGCTTGTGTCCTAAACTCTTGGACAGTTGTAACAGGCAAGACAACCATTCTCTGTGGGTCTATTCCTCTGTCAATTATCATTTGTTTTGTAATTGCACTTTCTGATTCAAAATAAACAACACCTCCCTCTGGGTTAGCATCTAGAAAGTGTTTAACCATTCCCATTAGAAAAAATGTTTTGCCTGTTGCAGACTCACCTGCTAATGCCGTAATTTTATTTGATGGTAATCCACCATATAATGAACCTGACATTAACGCATTAAATATATAACTACCTGTATCAATAAAATTTTCTACATCACCTGCATCTACTCCATCTTCCACTAAATTGGCATATTCATTGCCTGTAGTTTTAATAATATCTTTCAAAAAATCATTCATCTATTATCTCCAGAACCTTGCAGTTTATTTCTTTTTTTTCTGTCGTGCAGTTTTGCAAGATTATTAACTGCAACAGTTTCTAAATCTGAGTCAATGTGATTTGCAAGTGCGGCCACATAGAATAATACATCACCTAATTCTTTAACAAGTTCTGCTTGATTCAGATTTCCCTTATCTCTTATAACTTTTTTTACTTTTTCTGCAACTTCTCCAGCCTCACCGACAAGTCCAAGTGTATTTTCTACAAGTCTTTCATTACCCTTAGTAAGTATTAGTTGCTCAACTTCATTTCCGTATTCATTCATATTCATTTTATTGCTAACGCTCCCACAAACATATGGTTTCTCCAAAAGGGTTGGACAACTTTAAATCCAGCATCACCTATCATTTCTTGAATTTCATTCCAAGTATTAGGTTTCATCATATGCCTAAGTTCCCTTTCCTTATCCATAATGTCATCTGTTGTAAATGTTTTTCTTTTATAATCGTAATAATTAAATGTCATCATATCTTGAACTAAAGCATTTTCGCAAATAGTTTTCTCTGCAAATATAAAAGCACCACCCTCATTGAGTCCTTGATAAATAGATTGTAGTGTTTCTTTTCTATCACGCTTTGGCATAAATTGTAAAGTAAATATTGATGTAATTAAAGAACAATTTTCATACTCATAATATCGAGCATCATCATTACAGAACTCAACATTATTGTAATATTTTTTAATTTCTTTTCCTCTTTTCGTTAAATCATTTTGAAATCCATCTGCATTTTCAAGACCAATATATTCAACACCTTTATCACAATGGTCTAGATTATAATCAATTAACGCCTTAGTCATTTTGCCAGTAGAACAACCAATATCAACTACTGTTGTTCCTCTCTCTATGAAATAACGAGATAGAGCCACAACATCTTCTATTAATTGAGAATAACCACGAATAGATTTTTCTATGTGATTGTCAAATCCCTCTTCTCTATGTGCAAATGTAAAATCTACCATTATATCTTCTCCAATACATTTTTATACATTGATGTTGCTAGTTCTCTCATCATAATTGATGGCACCATACGACCACATCTCTCTGATTTCTGTGCCCATTTGCCTGTCAATATAAAATCATCAGGTAAACTTGTAACTCTTTTTAATTCACCTAAAGTTAATTTTCTATCCTCTTCCCAATGACAAACACCTGCGGTTGCCTCAGTTGAACCCATTGCAGTTATTGTAGGTGAGGGTAAATATTGTGAGGCTTTTTTTAAATTAAAATGAAGGCCTTTCACTCCAAAATCGGAACCTTGTAAAACTTTCTTTGGATTTGATGGCATATGAATACAAGTATTTTTATAATATGCTGTTCTCCTCCATTTTTCAGTTAGATAATCAACTTCCTCTTGATCATATTCTAATCCCTCAAATGCTTCTTTCATAGATATTCTTTCTTTATTCTCTATTGGAAATAGTTGTGATATGTTCATGAAATTCATACCGACTTGAGATGTAATATCTTCTCTGACAGCCATGAAGAAAACTCTTTTTCTAGATTGTGGAACACCATGCAAACTACAATCAACAACTTTTGCAGATACATCATAACCAATTTGTTCAAATGTATTTAATATCTTATTAAAATATTCTTTGGCTTCTCCCATTGTCAGACCTGCAACATTTTCTGCAATGATAGTTTTAGGTCTAATCTCTTCTGCAACTCTTAGAAACTCAAAAAACAAATCTTCAATATTCTCAACTATTTTATCATCTGAATATTTTTTAGTTTTTCCAAATCCAGTTTTGTGTGTTGTGTTTGCTTGTGCCAAAATACCACACATACTAAATGCAGAACAAGGTGGACTTCCATCAAGCAAATCAAGTTCACCAGGTTTTAGTTTAGTTATCTCTAAAAAGTCTTTACCTGTAAGTTCTTTGATATCACCATCTAAAATAGGTGTTGTGGGATAATTATCTCTATAAGTATTTCTTGCCTCTTCAACAAATTCATTAATCGCAAGAACTTTCCCACCTGCCAAACGATAACCAGTAGAACTACCACCACCACCTGCAAAAGTTGATATTACTGTAAACTTTTCTTGTGCTTCTCCATCATATACATCTTGTAATGTGTATGGTTTATATTTCATCATTCCAAATATAATATTCTTTTTTATTAATCATAGTAGTATATATTCCGTCTACTGTTCTTAGGTAGTTTCTATATCTACGAAAACCAATCTGTTTACCCCAACCCAAATACTTTGACATAGTTTCTGTGTCTACCATTTTTTTACTTTTAACAAACTTTATAATATCATCTTTCTTATCACCAGATTTTATTACATCACTTATTTGTTTTGATATTGCATCACTTATCATATCATTAAAAGGATTAACACGATTTGTCCAACTGTGAACATTTGAACAATGGTCTAATGCAAGTTGTGATTGTTGGTTTCTCCAATCATTATCATCTAACATACGATTAAATAATTTTACTGCATCATCTATTTTACTAAATCCAGTTTCTAACTTATCACCAAACAATTCATTTGTTTCTTTTCCTATTTCATAAACATATGGAATACCCTTACATAATCCATCTTGACTTGACATAGCCCAACGAGTTCCACCATGAAATCCTACTCTACAATTAGAAAGTTTTGCAATGTATTCATCTCTATCTTCTGGGCCTTTGAAATCAAAAAATGATATATCATCAAAAGTATTTCTTAACATTGATATTGCAGTTGCATCAGCCATAGAACAAAATACCTTAAAGTCTTGTCTTTGTTTTCTTAACTCTTGTATTATCTTAATAAAGTTTTTCCAACCTCTATACTCTTTTGTTCTATGATTAAATACTATAACTTTATCTGTATCCGTTTTTACTTCTTTAGATACCTTATCAGTTTCTATACCAAGATATAAAGGTATCATAATATCTTTTAGTTTGTCAATAGTCTTTTGTGAATAGTGTTCTGATGCCTCCTCTAATAATGCATCTATTTGTGTTTGAGTATTTAAACCACACTTATCCATTTGCAACATACCAGTAATATTATTATGATAAAAAGTAGTTTTCCAATTTGGAGCAAACTCAGAGTTCTCTATCCAATGAGAATATCCTATTACTGGAATATCTTGTGAGTATATATTATGACAATGATTTTTTATATTTGTAGTTTGTTCTGGTAGATGACTCCAGATAATATCCATTTCTATTTTCTTTGCATTGAGAACCTCATTCCATTGATAGAAATCGTAGTGAGCTCTCATTGCATTTGGAAATGATGGCATCTTAAAAATATATTGTTTAGTATTGTCAAAATCTAATCTAGGACAAAACTCTGTTATTGGAATATGAAAGAATAAATCATCTCTTATTTTATTTAACTCTTTAATAACATTTTCCATGACAAGAACATATGAGTCTTGATTTAAATTTGATTGTCGTGTTATATTAGGAACACATAATATTTGATATGTTGATTTTTTTATAGAAGAGATATCTATATTATTTTCAAAAAATTGTTCTAACATTATATAAAACTTTCTAGTGTATTTAATTGTGATGATTTATATGCAGTTTTACAATCTATTTTAAATTTTCTTGCACGACCAAGCCTATTATTATAAAAATCATTTAATGGTTTTATTATATGATTACCATATTTTTCTACAAGTTTCATGTGTTCTTTTTCATCAGACATGACATCTCTAAATTCAGAACAACCACCCTCTTTTCCAAAATTTTCTTTTCCATTCATCATAAATTCATCAGTAACAACATTTTTAAAACCTCTAATTAAACACTCTAAATTTATTAGAGTATCCTCTCCAGTTTTAACATAGTTCCAATCTATGTCATCTATAAATTTAGTTAACTTACTACCATCTATAAAAAAGGCTTGCAACACTAAACTATTGTAGTAATATTTTTTTCCATGAGGTGGTAAAGATGTATCTCTCATACCAACAAGAATCACATCATCATTATCCATTATGGTATTAAACTTATTCATCATGTAATCAAAATC